TTGGACTATTTAGCCAAATATCCTCAATGGATGCCATCTAACACTTTGGCTTCTTTGATTATGAAGGAGCAATCTGCACACTTTGACAATCAAGAGAATGTTAGATACTTGATAAGATATTACAGACGTAAAGTCGGAGATGATAAAGCATCAAGAGGAAAGAATACACAATTTATAGAAGATTTTAAGCGTACAGGTTCACACTTTGTGCAACCGCCTACTTGGGTAGAGGAGAAGGTTATTTATTGTTTGCCATTAGGAATTAAGAAGATGGGATTTATAAGCGATTTACAAGTGCCGTTCCACGACCCAAAGGCAATTGATGCTTGTTTTAAATACTTGCTGGACCAGAAGATTGATTCATTATTTATCAATGGAGATTTGGTTGACTTTTATCAATTGAGTGATTTCCAGAAAGACCCAAGAGTAAGAAAGTTTGATGAAGAATATGAGGCGATTATTGAGATGCTTGGATTTATAAGAGCAACATTTCCTTTGATTCCTATTTATTATAACTTAGATGCAAATCACGAATTTAGGTATGAAAGGTATATGAGAACGAAAGCACCAGAATTATTAGGGTTAAATGGTAAGTTTGACATTGAGGAAATATTAATGCTAAATACTTTTAACATTATTCCGATTAAGAACATAGACCACGTTAAGTTTGGCAAATTACCTATCATTCACGGAGATACTACATTTAGAAGGGGTAGTGGTGTAAATCCAGCAAAGACCCTTTACGATAGGGTTAAGCAGTCGGCAATTGCTTCGCACGTTCACCAAGTACAATCTTACACAACAAAAAATCAATTTGATGAGGAAGTATTTACTTGCTGGACCACAGGACATTTAATGCATCCAAACGTGGAATATTGTAAGCACGTTGATAATTACTCACAAGGGTTTGCGATATTAGAAAAGGATGTCGAGGGTTACTATTCGGTACAAAATAAAAGAATTTATAAAAACAAAATCTTCTAATATGAGATACCCTAAAAACTTTGCAAAATTGACACCAATACAACAAGAGCAATGGTTAGTTACTAAACTAATTGAACTCCACAACTTAGAGCAAGAGATTAAGTTAACCTTAGGCAAGATAAGAGGTGGCGAGAAACTTATATTTAAAGAAATAGATAGACCAGACTTAGCTTTAATGAAAGATGAAGATTAAAGTAATATATCGCAAATTAGGTAGGGAACAAGCACACGGCATTGCTGAAAGTGATGGTGTTGTGTATATTGACTCACGACTAAAGGGCAAGAAGCAGCTTGAAATCTTGTTGCACGAGTGCTTACATATACTCAATCCAATGGATGATGAAGAAGCCATTATAGAGAAAAGCGTAACTTTATGTAAGGTTCTTTGGCAGCAAGGATACCGAATGGTAGACAATTCTAATGATACACCATTACAAGATGGTTCTAAATAGTTGTTGGTTCATAGTTCCCCAGTCCTAAAAAGCTGGGGTTTTTTATATATCTTTGTCGTTCATATTGGAGAACTTAGGTTTAGACCCCGATTTATTCTTATTTCGGGGTTTTTTATGCCATTTATCCTTATTATTTGCCGTTCATCACATTTATTTAAAATAATTGGCTTGTTTGATAAAGTTATAAGGTTTTACCCTATCTTTGATTTCATAAACCAAAACAAACAATATGAAAACAGTTACACAAAAAGAATTACAAATGTTACACGACATCTATAATGAACAAAATACAGATAGTTGTGGTAATTACAAAGTTGAATCAAACGAGCAAAAAGGTCTAATTGGCTCTTTAGTAAAAAAAGATTTAGTTTTTGATGCATTTGAAGGAGATACATTTGGTAAGAATTGGCAGTTTACAAAGTACTCATTTTGTTGCTCTATGGAAGGAATTAATGTTTTATCAGAAAATGGTTTTGATGTATCACATTTAATTGAATATTACCAACTATATCAATCATAAAATAAGTTAGGGGTGCGGCTAATCAACGCACAATTTAATAAACCAAAACAAACCAATATGAACAGACTAAAAACTTCACAAGAGAAAGCAAACGAACGCTACCAATCCGAAAGCATCAAACCTATGTATGCTTTTATCATTGTATTAATCGCATTTTTAATTACCGCAATCCTTCAAAACATTTAACTATGAACGCAATTGAAACATTTATTTATACATTAGAAACTCAATTAAAAACAATGCCAGATGGCTATACTAAGCAAACAGTTGTAGCTTGTAAAGAACTTGCAGAAGGCATAAACGCAATTTATGAAAACGCTAATAACAACATTAGTCAGCCAACAAATAAAGACTAACCTACAAACCGAAGCCGACTCAAAAGGTATAACCTTAAGTAAGTTGGTTTATAAAATCCTAAAACAATATGAGCAAACTAATCTATCAAGAGAAACAACTGAAGTTGCACAAAAGAGCAACAATGCTACTGGAACTGCTAAAACAAGCACAAGGAAGGCAAAATCTATTTGAGGCTGACCTTGCTGAATGGAGGCGAGGACTGGATGACACAAGGACAATGATTAGCGAAGAAGATTTACTAATCAAGGTTGCAAGGATGAATGACATCCAGCGTAGAATCCTTAAAAGCTACCATTTTCTTATCCTTGACCTTTATACATTAACAGAGGAGTTTATGCTCCCAATTAACCTTTTACACTTTTAATATGACACCAAAAGAAAAAGCAAAACAATTAATAGAGTCTATGGCATTTAGTTGTAGAGAATGTGATTACGAAGCTAAAGCTAAACAATGTGCATTAATAGCAGTAGATGAGATGATAGCAGAATTAGCTTTTATAAGAAATTATGATGAAGAAATAGATGAAAAAATGATAATAAAAATAGACCAAAGACAAGATTTTTTAATAGAAGTTGAAAAAGAAATAGAAGCATTATGAGTAAAGAAGTCCACAAGACATATATGGCAGAACTTGAAATAGAGGTTTTGCGTGATAAAAACAAAGAACTAAAAAAAGAGATAAATCAATTAAAGGATTTATTAGACAAACATTTAAACATAAAAACAATAAGAATGGACAAGGAACAACAGAAAGAGTATGCAGTTCAAATAGCCGAAAAAGTATGCAATTACTACCAAATTAAGTACGGACAAATGATGTCTAAATACAGAGGCGAGGAAGTTACTTTGGCAAGGCAAATGACTATGTATTTTACTAAAGAAAAAACGGAGTTAAATGGCGAGGAAATAGCAAAATTGTTTAATAGGGATAGAACAACAGTTTTACATTCAATATCCAAGATTAAGGGTCAGCTATCAAATAAGTTCGATGATACCATAAAAAACGACATTTTCAACCTAAATGTGCTACTTTAATTTGGTTATTAACACTAAACTACCTAATTTTAAACTCTAAAACCAACCAATATGAATGACCAACAACTGGCTAAAAAGCCACAACTTTCGTACACGAAAGACCAAGTAGAGTTGATTAAATCGCAGATTGCTCCAGAGGCAACAGTTGATGAACTAAAACTCTTTCTTTACCAAGCACAACGCACAGGACTTGATGCATTATCAAGGCAAATTTATTGCATCCACAGGAACGTAAAAACCCCAAATGGATGGAGTAAAAAAATGACAATCCAAACAAGCATTGATGGATTCCGAGTAATCGCTGAACGTAGCGGAAACTATGGTGGACAAAGCGAACCAATCTTTGTAGAACAAGATGGTAAGTTAATATCTTGTAAGGTTTCAGTATTTAGATTTCACGGAGAAACAAGATATGAAGCAGCAGTAGGAGTTGCTTACTGGGATGAGTATTGCCAAAAGACAAACGATGGGAAACCTATGGGTTTATGGGCAAAAATGCCACATACGATGTTGTCAAAAGTGGCAGAAGCATTGGCACTTCGTAAAAGCTATCCACAAGATTTAAGCGGACTTTATACAGGCGATGAAATGGCACAATCAACAGAGGAAACCCCAGCTTACATTAAGACTCACGAAAATTTAGAGGACTTAGAGTTAGCGATTGATTTGTGCATAAATACTACTGAATTAAGTCAACTTTACGCACTAAATAGCGAACTTGCAACTAAAGATGTAACTAAATTATTTACCAAGAAAAAACAAACTTTATGACACCATTAAATAAATTATGGGATTTAAGAGAAGCAGTTAAGTTCTGGAATTACAAAGTAGAAACAAGCTATCCTCAAAACGCAAGTGAAATGATTCATCAATTAAATTTAGCTAAGTATAAACTTAAACTACATAAACAAAAACACTTTCCAGAGTTATTAGAGCAACCTAAAAGAGATTACATTCCCTATCAAATGTTGGCTGATAAATTTGAAGTATTTGAAAACTATTTAAACGATTAATTATGCCATACTCAACTTGCTGCGGAGCAGAAACCGATATGACTGAAATCGACATTTGTCCAGAGTGTTTAGAGCATTGCGATTGGGAAGATGAAGAAGAAGAATTAACAATAGAAGAATTAGAACAAGATAGACAAAATGAAATAGCATTAGAACAACAACAATTAAATAAACACGAAAACTAAAAACAATGATTGTATTAAACATTTGCAAAGAAGAAATCAACTGGAAAGAAGCTAAGAACGGCAAAAGTTACGCAAACGTAGCTACCGACTTTCTTAAACAACCAGATGAAAAAGGAAATACCCACACAGTATGGAACAACCAAAGCCAAGAAGAAAGAGCCGAAAAAGCAAAGAAAAACTATTGTGGTAGAGGTAAACAAGTTTCTTATAATGCACCAACTGCTAAGAAGGAATTTGCCGTAAACCAACAGGAAAGCGAAGATGATTTACCATTCTAAAACAACCCCTCGTTGGGCGATAACGTAAAGCGCAAATTTAAACCTACAACTATGAGCCAAAACCAACAAATTGCAAACTACCTAAATAAAGGTAGAAAATTAACACCTATTGATGCACTTAACAAGTTCGGATGCTTTAGATTAGCAGCACGAATAGCAGACCTTAGAAACGATGGTATGAGCATAAAAACTACCATTGTTAAGCTAAAAAATAAGAAACAAGTAGCACAGTATTCAATTAATTAGTTTAACTTCGTACAAAGGATGTAGGATATCCTAACTCAAACTTATTGGCTCAAAGCTGAAACCCTAATCCTACTGGGGTGGATGCCGAGAGCCTTTTTTATTTTATGGCTAAAGACCCAGCAGTGTTATTTTACACAAGCGATTTTCTTAGTGGCACTTTCACAATGGATAATGAACAGGTCGGTAAATACATTCGACTTTTGTGCTTACAACATCAAAAAGGTAAATTAACTCAAAAGGATATGCTAAGCATATGTAAAGCATATGATAATGAGATTTGGGATAAATTTAAAGTTGAAGATGGTTTATACTACAACGATAGAATGTATAATGAAACTATTAGAAGGCAAAAATTTAGTGAAAGTAGAAGAAATAACGCTAAATCATCTAAAAAAGAAAGCACTAGCGAAGCATATGCTAAGCATATGGAAACTGAAACTGAAAATAGAACTATAACTATAAATGAAAATATAAATATAGATTTTGAATGGTTTTGGAATGAATATGATAAAAAGATAGGAGATAAGCAAAAGCTAAAAAAGAAGTGGAATAAATTAACTGATGAAGAAAGGCAAAATGCGATGAATTATCTTGACCTTTACAAGCAATCAGTACAAGACAAACAATTCCGTAAAAACCCAGAAACCTTTTTAAACAACAAATCTTGGAACGATGAAATCATTAACCGAAGTATTACCACAAGCCATAAACTCTCTTACGCAGAACGAGAGGCTAATGCACTTAGAAGTCTATAATAAACTTGAACCAGATGAATTAAAGGTTGTGGTTGCTTTAGATACAATGAGTGTTGGCAGATGTTCTCCTATTGAGGTTAGAGAGCATTTAAAAACTTGTGTTGCATTTAGCGGATGTCAAACACCTACAATAGAGTTATTTCAATTCCTTTGCGAATTTGTAATTAAGAACTATGGTAACTATAAACTAAAAGAACTTGGAGTAGCTTTTGAACTTTATGCAATGGGGAAATTATCTGTTGACAAATCGATTATGTTTACCCCTAAATTCTTTGGCGATGTGATGGCAGCTTATAAGCCAATAGCTTTGCAAGTAAGACAAAAGACTTATGTAGAACCACAACCAGTAGAAGTACCTAAAATCAATGATGATGAAATCATTGAGGCATTGTACGAAAACTGGAATAAGTCGGCTAAAAGAGGATGGGAGTTACTAAATACGATGGCTTTTGATGTACTATGGAAACGAAAGGAACTAAACAAGGAGAATCTAAGCCAAGAGAAGGCTGACCAGATAAAGAAAAAGATTATAGCACATTACAAGGTAACGGCTAAAACACCTAAAGACTTGGAGAAATTAAATAACGAAATATTTATCAAAAACGAGTGCAAAAGATATACTTTGTACCTATTTTTACAAAATCAACTATGAAACAATTAACATTTATTTACGAATTGATAAAGTTTATGATGATATCAGTTCCTTTAGCTTGTTGCATTTATTTAACGGCACATTTATATTTTGAAATAAAACGATTATTGAGATGACAGGAATAGACAATAACATTGAGGTTAAATTAATTTATTTAGATACAAAAGAAGAAATATGGTTTAGGTCAATAGCAAAGGCGATTAGGTTTTTAGGTACTGACTACAAAACCATAATGACCTATATGAACCCAATTAACAAAAAACGATACAAGCATAACGATAGATTATGTGTTGTTAGATTGAAAAAGTAACCCTAATTTTGCTTTATGCCATTGATACCTTTACCAAAGTTGTTAGAAAAGACCCAAAAGGTAGTCAATGCTTATATAAGGAAACGAGATGAAGGATTGCCTTGTATTAGTTGCGGAAGCTATAATGGTAATCAAGCTGGACATTACTTTACTGTTAAAGGTTATTCCTCTTTAAGATTTAACGAATGGAATATCCATTTACAATGTGCTGGATGCAATATGTTTAAGCACGGCAACCAAGCAATGTACCGAATAGGACTTGTAGAAAGGATAGGGGAAAAAGCGGTGAAGGAGTTAGAGTTTGAAGCGGTTAACAATAGGCTAAAGAAATGGACAAGAACTGAATTAAACGAATTAATTGACAGATACAAGTAACATATTTGAAACGTGCAAAGAGCAAGAAATAGCTGGTTATCCTTGCTATGTTTTTGACATTGATGGTACTACGCATTATGTATTTGGTGAAACACAAGAACAAAGATTTGATTTTATGGCAGACCTAATAAACAACTATAATGGCAAAATTAGACAGTAAAGGGAAACAATCATTTGGCAAAAGAAAGTGTGGTAAGTACAAAAAGACATCTGGTCCAAAGGACAAGGCAGTTAAACCATATAACAGACAAGGCAGATAATGAAAGATACATACGGAAAGAAGCTATATACTTGTAAATGCGGTTCAGTTACCGAAGGCTATGTTTGGTTTGGTAAAATAAAAGAAACCCAATTTGAATGTACTAAGTGCGGAAAATGGGTTGGCTATGAAAACTTAGATAAAAAAGTAGATAGTATTATTTCAATACGAACTCCAACAAAAAACCGATAATGAACATCAACGAAATTAAACCTAATCCAAACAATCCAAGAAAGATTGATGCTGATGACTTTGCTAAGTTGGTTAAGTCTATACAAGAAGACCCAAAGCTATTAGAAGCAAAACCATTAATCATAGATGAAGATAATGTAATCTTAGGAGGCAATCAAAGATATCGTGCTTGTTTACAATTAGGCATCCAAGATATTCCTGTGATTAAAATGGCTAACTTAACCGAGCAAGAGAAAAAGAAATTACTTGTAATTGATAACACTCACTATGGAATGTGGGATATGGATATGTTAGCTAACAATGATTGGCAATTAGAAGATTTAAGCGAATGGGGTGTTAATGTTGACTTCTTAGTACCAAGTAATAATGAACCAAAAGCAATAGACAATACTAAAAAAGGAAAGGTTTGCCCTAATTGTGGCTTATCTTTGTAAAAACAATGGAAATACAATGGCTGGAATAGATAACTTAGTACACTTTGAAAAAGGGCAATCTGGAAACCCAAATGGTAGACCTAAAGGAGTTCAAAACTCAAAGACTCGTTTACTTAGATTGCTTGAATTAGTACAAAAAAGAAGAAACCCAATTACAGGAGAAGATGAAGATTTTACTGTTCTTGAATTGATGGATATGCAAATGATATCAAAAGCATTAAAGGGAGACCAAAGAGCATACGAAGCAGTAGTGGATAGATTAGAAGGCAAACCTAAGCAAACAACCGACATAACCGCTGACATTAAGGGTAATGTGCAAATCACAATAGAACCAGATGCAGATTGTCAACCAATTAAAGATTAAGGCTACACCTGTCTTTTATGCCAATAAAAAGGCATACGAGGAAGGATATCCTATTATATGCAATGAAGGTGGTTCAAGGTCAAGTAAAAGTTATTCAGTAGTTCAGTTACTTATACATATTGCAATAAGCAATCCTAATACAAGAATTTCGTGCGTTTCTCATTCCCTACCACATATCAAGCGTGGTGTTTATAGGGATTTCAAAAACATACTTGAGCAATGGAATATATGGGATGAAAAAGATTTCCGATACACTGATTTCATTTATACATTTAAGAACGGCTCATACATTGAGTTATTTGGATTAGAAGACCCAGACAAAGCAAAAGGACCAGCAAGGGATATATTATTCGTAAACGAGGCAAACCTAATTAGTAAGGCTTTGTTTGACCAGCTTTTGATTCGTACTACTGGTCAATCATTCTTAGACTGGAATCCAGCGGACTTTATTTCTTGGGTTTATGAGGTAGCCGATAACCCAAAGAACAAGCGCATACATTCAACTTACCTTAACAACATCTCAAACCTAAGCGAAAGCCAAATAAGAAACATTGAGCAATACAAAGACTTACCAGATGACTTTATGTGGAAGGTTTACG